CAGTTGTATGACACGTCATCCATCAACAGCGCTTGCTTTGCAAAGAACTCCTTTGTAAAGCCACCTATTGCATAGTCAAAGTTGCTGTCGCCTGTCTCCGGGTCTGTGGCAGGAATAGAAATAACCCTTACGCGGTTGTTTCCATCGTATATATCTATCAGCCTTCCAATAACATCTTGAGTTGACCAACGTGTTGCTTGCATGATCTCTTTGCAAGGATTATTATTGCTATCAACTGTTTTTCGCTGCAATGCATCTACAGTATAAGCTCCCCACATCTTGTCGAGGTAGTTCTTGTTCAAGGCTTCTTCTAGGCTACCTATCATATCATCGGTAAGTAAAAATTTGCTTGCGCGAACTTTTCCGGCACTCTTCGCACCTACAGATGTTGTTTGCAAAGATGGAAATGGCTTATATTTTCCAACATTGAATTGTTGCATCAATGCATTTGTAGATGTAATTTTCAAGTCTGGGAAGATATCGTGCCAAGCGTATTCAAGTGCATCATCAACCATTTGATAGACACCATCGTAATACATTCGCGTAATATCGCCTGAGTGCGAATAGAACAGGCTGTAATCGTCTGGAAACCAACCAATTACGGCTGAATGGAAGAACTTGAGTAGGGTTGTGTTATGCGTAACAATATAATCGTCAGTGACATATAAATGTGACGGATCATCAATATATATACACTGGCATTCATCAAGCCCGACATATTTAATTGATTTTATTCTACAGTATTCAAAATGGTTGAAGTTTTCACCAGAAATGCAAGGTATGTAAAAGTGAGTTGGTTTGTAAAGCATTCTTGAAGTCTCTACAACTTTTTGACATTCAAAAACTCCAAGTGAAGTTTCGTAAACTGATAACCATAAATGATTATCAGATGCTCTACATTTATAACCGTTTTCAAGCGTTATTTCATAAATTTTACGTAAACCTTGGGGAAAGATTCCAGTTACGGTTGATTCATTGCCATTCGCAGCAAATACTTTGTCGCCAACCTTTAAATCGCCCATCCGAACAAAACCGTTCGGAGTAAGTACCTTTGAATATAATGGCTGTGCCTTGCCCGTACCAGGCGGCATGGATATACACAGAATGTCGTACTTATCATCAAGCATACCTTGATAAGACTCTATAAGTTGGAACTTCTCGAACTGCTTAATCTTTGGCTTGTAGAACATCTTTCGAGGTTCGCGCTTGTGCTCTAAGAATAGTAAATAATCATTGAATATTCTTGCTCGTGCACCATTCAGATAGGTCTGCCAATACAGTTTGTCCCACTCGTCACCCTCTACTTTTCTGTTGCGGTTGCAGTACCATCGGACATAGCTATTTACATGGTCGCCATACCCTCTATACGCATCAAGATTCTTGAAATCACGATTTGGTATAAACTCATTAGCGTCAAGCAGAATCAGTCGTGCTCCGCCACATAAGGTGCTGAGCTGGCTGTATGTAGGCTGCATGATGATCTGGCGCTGTATATTCTCCACACGTTCTTTATGCTGTCTTAACTCTAACAAAAAAAGAGGCTCCTCCTTTCTTAACATTTAAAGAAGAGCCTCCATTTTGGCTGTTACATAATCACCATTTTGATTATGCCGTTTTAATTATAATGATTCAGGCAGAAAGCCCCTCCCGTTCGCAAGAACGCGCGTGGGAGTATCACTTTCTTACTATGTCTTCTCTGTTTACCCAACCGTAGACGTTATCGCCTATGATGTGATACTGATGCTTGCCACTCTCGCAAATACTTGTTACAGTTGCAACCTCTGGAACTGCAGTGATTGGCTTATCGGCCCATGCTGACATATACTGTTTATTGCCCGTGAATTGGACTTTATCGCCTAAGTTTATAACTTGTGCGTTGGCATTTGGAGAATAGCTGTAATAGCCACTTCCTGCCTTTGTAAAGGCATATCCGCAAGCCTCTCCCGGCCATACAATCTTATACCAACCAGAAGCGGTGATTTCAAGGACCTCTACGGCTACAGAGGTCTTGATTGTGTCGAGCTTCTTTGCAGATGTATCTGCCCCTGTGCGGATGTTCATAGGCGTGAGCGCAACTGCTGTTCCAATGCCTTTGCCACAAAAGCTCGTATTGCCTTCTGTGCTGTTTTGAGATGACTGGCTACCAGATTGTCCAGCCTTTGCGCCATTGTCAAGGACAACTACTGTGTGACCTTGTGTGCAAGTACAGAGAATGTCTCCTCTCAATAGGTAATCTGAGAACTTGGTATACTTTGCATCTGTCAAGATATCAAACAGTTTTGTTTTGTTCAAAATTTTAACTTCTATTAGAGTTGAAAACCACTCAATCTCTCTCTGTGCTGCAAACGCAACACACGTACGAACAAGGCTGCTGCAATCCGTATTTGCAGTAACATTTACCTTTGAGCAATCCCATCCATACTGTTTTGATTTGTCGTATAGCTCCCATGATCCGTCCTGATTGTAACCAATCAAATTGTTGGCGCACGCTGCTTCCATGCACTGTGCAATGCGCTCACGCACTGCTGCATCTTTAGCACGGATAACTACCCACCCCTTATCATGGCGATACCATGCTTCTACAGCTACTTCCTGCCCTGTCTGATCTCCTGCCTGTCCGCCAATCACTTTTCCATTCTCATCAATTCTCGCCGAACCTACTCTAACCATTTATTTTCCTCCATTCAGTGTAAAAAAGCCAATCTTCTGCTAATATGTCTTCAACAGAAGGTGTCCAGTCAATTTGTGTACCATTTGAATACACAAGAGCAATAGTTGTTTTGCTATTTTCTACAAGTTTAAGATATATTTTTTTCTCATGCCAGGCTTTACGTGTTATTTCGCAACCGTCTTTGAGTGCAAAAAGAGCATGGTTAAAAGAAAATGGTCTTGAGAAGTAGAATGCTCCCAATTTCGAACGATCTGCTTCATCTGCCGGATACCAGTCAATTGCATATAAAGCCTCAAATACATAATCAATATGATCTTGGTCATTCATTGCGAAAAGCTTTTCGTCTGTATGCCCTGTAGGATATTTGATCATAATTGTCTTCCGTTCATTATCCCAATACCAAATTTCAGGATATTTTCGGCGTTTCATTGGGATTCCGTCCTGCATGTTGAAAATTGCTATTCTTGAATCCATGGTGCTTAATCCTCTTCGTAGATGATATCTAGCCCATACGCAACAGCTGCATCATGTTCGATACGGCATCCACGAGCATTTTCCCATCCTTTACAGAAATATGCAGCATGGCACAGGCTCATGTTCTCCAGAGACTTTGCCAAGAAACAGAGTGGAATCTGTACAACACCGCGTTCCTTCATTGACTCGTTGCTGTACCACTCGTCTGTAAAAAGAGTATTTACGATTTCATAGCCCTTCGCCTCTAAAGCTGCAACAGCCTTCTCTCTTGTCGCAACAATTTCCTCATCAGTTTTGCCAGCCATTGGCTGTGAAAGCATAGCCTTCTTTTTTACTGGCAGTTTTTTGATGGCATCAATCGCAATATTCAGTGCTTCGTATTTTCTTTCCCTGTTTGGATCATCGTAAGCATCAGTGTCATTTTTAACGCAATTATCACGCATATTTTCCAGCAAGCGTGTAGCGCCTGTAAGTTCTTCATATGTGTAAGTAGATGTTAAAATTTCCATAGAATCCTCCTTCAAACCATTAAGGCTATAATTGTTGTTGCTAAAAATACAATAGTTGTAAACAGAAGTATTTTTTGGTTGCGTTTTAGGCTATAAAGAGTGCTGAATGCATCGGCAACGATCATTTGCTCACTAGAATACCGGGCTGTATAATTGCTGCCGAGTAGTTCTTTTAAAAAATCATCTTGTATGCGACTCAGGCGTTCAAACCGCTTTCGATAATTTCTAAGTTCCCATCTAAGATCTATTTCTGTATAAGTGCTCCATTTATCGCTTTGAATGGCTTCGCAAAACTTTTTGTATCCTTTGTATTCTTCACTACTTCGAATTACATGAGAAGAACAATTCAGAAATTCTTTTGCTTCTTCTAGGCGCAGATACTCCTCTCCTGTCCATATCATTACATTTTGACCATTTTCTGCAGCTTTTAAGGCATCTTCGTATTTCATAAAGGTTTTTTCTCCTTTCCTAAGTGTTTGGCGACAGATTTCTAAGCTTTCCGAGATTTGACGCAGCAAAATTCATTTCCAAACTCTTGTTATGATTCTTACGTGTGTTTACTGTGTAAACGTAAAGTTTACTCGTGATGAGTTGCCTTAAATCCCCATTCTGGCAAGAAATTGATCTCATAATGGTACTTGTCTACCTCCGAACCAGAGATATCCTCGACAACGTACATGGTGTAGTCATTCAAATACACGTAATCTTTCTGATATTTGCCTTCGGCAGTCTCAATAATGACTTCGAGTTCATTTGATGAATTGTTCTTTAATGCAAATGTTCCAGTCAGCTCCAAAAGGACTGTATCGGTTCTTGCGTTCAGAACAGTAAGCTTCCTAGTCACGTTGAAGTTGTCTGCCTGCTTAGAGATATTAGAACTTACCTGATCAGCTTCAGTACAGCCAATGGCTGCGCCAGAAAGCATCACTGTGGCTGCAAGGGTAACAATTAGTCTTTTTAATTTCATTGTCAATGTCCTCCATTGGTTGATTCGTTAAATCTTTTTACGCCATTTGAAAAAATATCGGGATCTTTTTCAAAACAAATGTAATGGCGGCCAGTATTCACAGCTGCTATTGCAGTTGTCATACTTCCAGCACAGATATCAAGTACTGTGTCGTTTGGGTTACTATATGTCTTAATCAACTCTTCGATTAGTTTAACTGGCTTTTGTGTCTGATGATATCCGTTTTCATTTGAAAATCTCCACACAGATCTTGGATATCTTTGTGTGCTTTCATAGCCAGTTGGTGTATAGTTTCCGTAGCATTTTGATGTTGCTTTCTGAGTTTTTCGAACCCGTTTAACAGGCATACCGTTTTTCATTTGCGGATTGTATGTTGGC